ATGTAATTGATAACCAGTCCCAATGGGTCCTTAACGGAGGTAAAAAAGTTCGAGCAGGATCTGAAACACAAAACTCAACAGCTGGCTATAACAACACAGCTGTTAATATGTCAAATTCTGCTGTAACAAATACAACTCCATTCACAAGATCGTTTACTATAGGTCGTGATGGTGGATCAGCAAACGTAACTTCATTCACAATAACTGGTGATTCAGATAGTGGTGAAGCAAACGTTGCAATTGGAAAGTTATCTGCTGCAATTGATGTGTTTAAGAATCCAGAAGATATTGATATATCAATAGTGTTAACTGGTAAGGCAAGAGGTGGCACTCATGGTCATCAATGGCCAAACTACATCATTGACAATATTGCAGAAGCAAGAAAAGACTGTGTGGTAGTTGTATCACCAGACAAAGCTGATGTTATCAATAACTTTGGTAACGAGTCTGCAAATACTGTCGACTTCAGAAATGCATTAACTTCATCTTCATATGGTATAATGGATGGTGCTTATAAGTATCAGTACGATAGATACAATGATGTCTACCGCTATGTTCCATACAATGGTGATGTTGCAGGTCTGATGGTTAGATCAGATAATACAAGAGACCCATGGTACTCTCCAGCTGGTTTCAACAGAGGTGTTATCAAAAATGTAGTTAAGAATGCTTACAATGCTGATAAAGCAGACAGAGATGTTCTCTACAAAAATGGTATCAATCCAATAACAACATTCCCAGGACAAGGTACAATCTTGTTTGGAGATAAGACATTGTTGGATAAGCCTAGTGCATTTGATAGAATCAATGTTCGTAGATTGTTCATTGTTCTTGAGAAAGCAATTGCAACAGCTGCTAAATTCACATTGTTTGAATTTAACGACGAATTCACAAGAGCTCAGTTCAGAAATCTAGTCGAGCCTTTCCTTCGGGATGTTCAAGGTCGACGTGGTATTTTTGACTTCAAAGTTGTTTGTGACGAAACAAATAATACTGCAGGAGTAATTGATAGGAATGAGTTTGTTGGTGACATTTACATCAAACCAGCTCGATCAATTAACTTCATTCAGTTGAACTTTGTTGCTGTCAGAACCAACGTTGAGTTCTCTGAAGTCGTTGGACAATTCTAAGCTAAATAGATATAAGGAATAGGAGAGTTCAATGGCCTTCAATATTAACGAAATCAGATCACAGCTGTCCCTTGGTGGTGCACGCCCTGCTCTGTTTCAGGTTATAATGAACAACCCAGCCAACCCGGCTGGGGATGCGAAGCTGCCTTTTATGGCAAGAGCAGCTCAGATTCCAGCATCAACAATTGGAACCATCGAAGTAGGATACTTTGGTAGAAAGATTAAGATTGCTGGTGACAGAACATTTGCAGAGTGGACTATAACAGTTGTCAATGATGAGGACTTCCTGATCAGAAATGCTATGGAAGAGTGGATGCAAAACATCAATACTCATCTTGGTAACGTAAGATCTTTTGGAACTTCAGCTCCAGCTCTGTACAAAGAAAACGTCCAGGTTATCCAGTATGCAAAAACTGGAACACCGTTGCGCCAATATACTTTCAATGGTATGTGGCCAGTAGAAGTCAGCTCAATTGACTTAGACTGGAACACAACAGATGCTATTGAAGAATTTACTGTAACCTTCCAGTATGACTGGTGGGAAGTTGATGGAGGAACAACGGGTAACGCTGGCGGTAATTAAATTATATTATTGCGAAAGTGAAATTACATGGCTACCCTTTTTGGTTTTGAGATAAGAAGGAAAGCGGACGATCAGGCAACTGCATCGTTCGCTCCTCTTGCTTTGGACGATGGTGCACATCAAGTCTCTACTGGAGGCATGTATGGCACTTATGTTGATCTGGAAGGAGCAACACGTACCGAAGCAGAAATGATAACAAGGTATCGTAGGATGTCTATGCAGCCTGAGTGCGACATGGCCATTGATGATATCATTCATGAGTTTATTGTCTATGATGAGCATAACAGATTAGTAGAAATCAATCTTGACAAAGTCAAGGGCTTATCTAATTCAACTAAAAAAGTTATTCAAGAAGAATTTGAATACGTTCTTGACCTTTTAGAATTCAACGAGAAAGGTTACGAAGTTGCTAGGCATTGGTATATTGATGGTAGAATGTTCTATCATATTATCATTGATCCTGATAATGTCGAAGACGGTATTCAAGAACTGCGATATATTGATCCCAGAAAGATCAAAAAGGTCAGAGAAAACAAGAAAGAGAGGATCCCTGGAACGCAGGTTACAGTTGAGAGAACTATAAGTGAATTCTTTCTTTTCAATAACAAAGGTTTTGTAGGTTATCCTGGAGGCACTCCAACATCTGCTGGTCAAGATCAAGGTGTTAAGATTGCTAAGGATGCCATTCTTCACTGTACATCTGGAGTGATGAGTGAAGATAACAGAATGGTTTTATCCCATTTACACAAGGCTATCAAGCCTCTCAACCAACTACGAATATTAGAAGACGCAACGGTCATCTACCGGATAGCAAGAGCACCAGAAAGGCGTATCTTCTATATTGATGTTGGTAATCTACCCAAGATGAAAGCAGAACAATACCTCAGAGATATGATGGTTAAACATAAGAACCGTCTGATCTACGATGCTGAGACTGGACAAATCAGAGACGATCGTAAGTTTATGACTATGCTTGAGGACTATTGGCTTCCAAGACGAGAAGGTGGTAGAGGAACAGAGATCTCTACACTACCGGGCGGTCAAAATCTTGGTGAGATGGATGACGTACTATACTTCCAGAAGAAGATGTACAAGTCACTCAATGTTCCTGTGAGTCGTTTAGAACCAGAAACAGGAATGACGTTGGGTCGCGCAACGGAAATCAACCGTGATGAAGTTAAGTTTCAGAAGTTTATACAAAGACTGCGCATGCGTTTTTCAATGTTGTTTGATGCAGCATTAGAAAAACAGTTAGTACTCAAGGGTCATATGACACCAGAAGAGTATGCAGACATAAGACGTAACATAAAGTATGACTTCAAACAAGACAATTACTTTACAGAACTCAAAGAGAACGAAGTTATCACCGAAAGAATCAATACAGTCAATGCTGTTGATCCATTCGTTGGAAAGTACTTCTCACAAGATTGGGTAAGAAGAAACATTCTTAGAATGTCTGATGATGAGATTATGATGTTAGATCAACAGATCAAAGATGAAGCTGACACTGATACAGAAATGGACGCAGCGTTAGCAGATCCTGATATGGGCACAAATAATATTGACGGTACATCTGGACCGCCTAACGATTCAGAGCCCCCTAGTGACGGATAAATATAAATAATTGGAGAAAATTAAATGGCTGAACCTACGTTGAATGATATGATGAAAGCCGCTGCAGCTGGAGAACCAACAAAGTTTGCTGACTACTTCTCTGGCGTAATGGTTGATAGGGTTAACGACAAAGTTGATCAGATAAGACAAGCAGTAGCTGATAAGATAGGTGGATTAGATCCATCGAGTACTCCTGCAATGGAGTTAGGACCTGAAGAGCAAGGTGATATAGAAGAGCCTGAAGTAGATAATGAAGTAGAGTTACAAGCTGATAACGAACAAGAAGAGGACGAACAGTCAGATGAAGAGATTGAAACAGCTGACGGAACAACCGAAGAAGATTGATATCGTTCCTACTCCTGGTCAGGATAAGGGAATGAATGTCAGTTATAAGAATCCTGGTGTCCAAGGTGAGCGAGACTTCAAAGATAAGCATGTTATCGCCAAGACGGATTATCCTGTTCCTGAAAAGAATGCTGGAGACAAAGACGAATTGTTCTCTGGTGGTAAGCGTACTAAAAAGAAACGCATTGCAGATCAAGAAAACGAAACTAATTCACAAATGTATGAAGCTGCAATGAACAAGAAAGCAGAAGATATTGTTATGGCAATGAAGCGTAACAAATCTGACTTCGTTAAAAGATACGGAGATGATGCTAAGTCAGTCATGTATGCAACTGCAAACAAAATGGCTCAGGAAGATGTAGACTTAGATGAAACTCAAGGATTTATCTTAGAAGATGGAACTGAGCTTGAGATTGAACCAGATGAAATGCAAACAATAGAAGATGTATTTGAAAGTCTTTCAGATGAACATCAAGATCAATTTGAAGTTTTATTCTCTCAAAACAGAGAAACCAATACAGCACTACGACAATGGGTTAGGAGTGTGATATGAGATTCAAGCCGGTAGCTAATAGTGCTGTGTTAAATGCATCGCACGTGCAATGTTCAGATAGCAGGTTTCAAAGAATCTTAAACACACATGCTTCTTCTGTTGCTAATGTTGAGATTGGAACAACAGATTCAAACGTAGTAAAGACAGTAATGGTTCCTGGTAAAGATGCTGGTGGAGCCTCTGAAGTTATCATTGATGTAGGTAGTGCAGATAATTATATCTCATTACATACCAATGTTGCAACTGTCTTTAGGACACCAGTTGCAGGAGACAACTAATGAAGTTAGTTACTGAACTCGTTGAACGTATCGATGTTAGTGTACAAATAGACGAAGAAACAAAAACAAAAAGTCACTTCATTGAAGGTGTCTTTCTCCAAGCTGAAATGAAAAATCGTAATGGTAGAATGTATCCTATGCCTACAATGCAAAAGGAAGTCAACCGTTACAACCAAGAATATATTCAAAAGAACAGAGCATATGGTGAGTTAGGTCATCCAAATGGACCTACTATCAATCTTGAAAGAGTGTCCCATATGATCAAAGACCTAAAGCAAGAAGGTAATAACTTCATAGGTAAAGCAAAAGTTTTGGATACTCCATACGGTAATATTGTCAAGAACTTGATTGACGAAGGTGCGCAATTAGGTGTGTCAAGCCGCGGTATGGGTACTCTAAGAGAGAAGGCAGGATGTCAAGTAGTACAAGATGACTTCATGCTTTCAACTGCTGCAGACATTGTAGCAGATCCCTCTGCACCTCAAGCATTTGTAAATGGAGTGATGGAAGGTGTTGATTGGGTTTATGATGCTGCTTCTGGACATTTCCAAGCAATGAAAGTTGTGGAAGAAACTAAAGACATAGGTAAGAAGTCTGTAAAAGAACTTCAAGAATCAGCATTAAGACTATTCGATAAATACCTAAAATCGCTATAAAAAACCGTAAAATTATAAATAAGTTTATTGACAAACAAAGGAGTCAACAATGGCAAGAGAAGAACTAGAGCAGAGCGAAGTTGAAGATCTTCGTGACGCCGAAGAAGAGATTCTTGAAGCCGCTGACGACGACGAAGAACAAGAAGAAGAGCTTGTTGAATTCCAGGCTTCTGGTGAGGACTCTAGTGTGGCCGACCCAATTGATACTGGATCTTCACGTAGGAAGGCGGACAAATCAAACGCAATGCCAATGCCTAAGTTAGGTAAAACTGGCGTTATTCAAAACGTAGTGGATATGTTTGCAAAGATGACACCAGGCCAAGCCTCAAAGGCTTACAAAGGTTTGATGGATTCTACAGGAAACATGTCATCTATCAAAGCTAAGGGTGATGCAAAGAGCCCTGTTAAACTTCACACAATGGCTAACATCAAAGTAAAAGAAGACTTAGAAGCATTGTTTGCTGACAAAGAAACACTCACTGAAGAATTCTTTGACCAAGCATCTACTATCTTTGAAGCTGCTTTGAATGCAAAAGCTACTATTGTTGAAGAAGCTCTAAGAGAGGACTACGACAAAAAGTTAACAGAAGCCAAAGAGGCTTACGAACAAGAACTTGAATCCAAACTTGATGAGTACTTAGAGTACGTTGCTGAAACTTGGATGAAAGAAAACGAAATTGCCATTGAATCTGCTCTTAAAGTAGAAATGGCTGAGAACTTCATGAACGGTGTTAAAGAACTGTTCAAGGAATCCTACGTTGAGATTCCTGAAGACAAGATTGACCACGTCTCCAACATGGAATCTGAACTCACAGAAGTTAAGAAGAAGTTGGATGAAGCAGTCAATGATCAGATTGAACTTAAAAAGACAATCAAAGATCAAAATGCTAGCATTCTTTTCAATGAAAAGAGTAAAGGCATGACCCTTAAACAAACAGATGAGTTTAAGGATCTAGTTGAAGGCCTTGACTATGATAGTATAGATGACTTCGGATCGAAGCTCGATACTATTCTTGAAACATACTTTAACAAGAAACCAGCCGCAACAGAAACTGAAATCAATGAAGAATTAGTTGAAGTTGAAACCGAAGATAAGCCTACGGGAATCTCTGACGGACCAATGGCTGCTTATGCTCAGGCTATATCAAGAACCCTTAGAACATAATAGATAGAACTTCAAGGAGAAACAAATGTTAAATGAAGATCTATTGCAGAAGTGGCAGCCGATCATTGAGCACCCTGACTTAGACAAGATTGGGGATACTCACAAGAGGAACGTCACAGCTGTAATGCTAGAAAACACGGAATCTGCTCTTCGCGAGTCAGCTTCTTTCAGTCCACAATCGTTGCTTGAAGCAGCACCTACAAACGCTATGGGTGCATCGTCTTCGACAGCTGGTGATGGTAACATCGACATCTACGATCCAGTTTTAATTAGCTTGGTTCGTCGTGCAATGCCAAACTTAGTAGCATATGACATCATGGGTGTTCAGCCTATGACTGGTCCTACTGGTTTGATCTTTGCAATGCGCTCACGTTACACTAACCAGACTGGCGATGAGACATTCTACAACGAAGTTAACACTGGCCATTCCATGGACAAAGATAGCTCCACAAACACAAACGTTGGTGGTGCTACTCAGAACCTTGGAACATTCGTAGGTAATGGTTATCTAAACTCATCCGCTTCAAATATCGAACTGTACAACTATGCAGCCGGTATGACGACAGCTCAAGCTGAACGCTTGGGTGATGGTTCCGGAAACGCCTTCCCAGAAATGGCATTCAGCATTGAGAAGATTGCTGTGACTGCAAAGTCCAGAGCTCTAAAAGCTGAATATACAATGGAATTAGCACAAGACCTTAAAGCAATTCATGGTCTTGACGCTGAGTCCGAATTAGCAAACATTCTTTCAA